TCCTTTGCAGTACGTCAGCCCATACGAGCGCGAGCGGATCAAGCTCGTCAGCGCTACCTCGTTCCAGCCGATCTACACAGTGGCTGGCAACACGCTCCTGTTCGTCGGCCCAATGGCTGCAACAGACAGCCCGCCGCGCACCGTCACCCTGACGTACTACGCCAAGATTCCTGACTTCGCTGTTACGAACACATCGTGGCTGGCGGACGAGTACCTCGACCTCTACACCTACGCTGTTCTTCGGCACACGCCCGCCTATTTGAAAGACGACGAACGTGTGGCACTGTGGAAGAACGAGTACGACGAGACACTGGCGTCAGTAAAAGACGCCGAAGCAGGGCGGCGCTATGCTGGCAGCCCACTGCGGCCCATGATGCCCGGCGTTGTCGCCTGACGCCGGACTGAGGAGATAGACGATGCCAGACAGCACAACGACAAACTACGCCTTGGTGAAGCCCGAAGTTGGGGCAAGCTCGGACACTTGGGGAACCAAGTTGAACACCGATCTGGATAGTCTTGACTCGCTCCTGTCTGGCGGGACTCCTCTTGTCGCGCTGCAGATCGACAACGTGAACGTGAACGGAAACACGGTGTCCGCCACGGACACGAACGGGAACCTGACGCTCACGCCGAACGGTACGGGCGCGGTTGTGGTATCTGGCGACGCGACCTTCTCCAAGGCGATCAAAGAGACGGTCTACGCCCTGACTGGCACGACGCCTGCCTTGGACCCGTCGAACGGCACTGTGCAGACGTGGACGCTGACTGGTAACTCGACGCCGACAGACAGCTTCGCCGCTGGCGAAAGCATGAACCTGATGATCGACGACGGTACGGCATACGCCGTGACTTGGCCGTCTGTGGTTTGGAAGTCCAGCGGCGGCTTCGCGCCAGTGCTGAACACGACGGGCTTCACCGCCATTATCCTGTGGAAGGTCGGCACGACGCTGTACGGCGCTCGGGTAGGGGACGCATAATGCTTTCGAGCAAGATGCAGAGCGCGACCTATGTGAAGCCGGACGTGGTCGCCGTGGCGCACACTAGCGCACCCTACATCAGCGCTTATCCTTGGTATGAGGATGGCTTCGGCACTAAGTTCGCGGACCCCTCTTCTATAAACGTCACTGCTGGCACGGCTGTTGCATTCCATCCAGCCGGAAACGCTATCGCTGTTTCTGGGAACCCCACAGGCACAGGGTTCTCTGTTTACCAGTGGGAAGGACTTGGTTTCGGCGCTAAATACACAAACCCCACGACTGCGGGTAACACTCAGGAAATCCTGTTCAGCCCTGCCGGTGACGCAATTTTTGTGGGCATAAGAGCGTTCGCATGGTCGAGCGCCGGTTTTGGGCCGCAATATACTGCTGCAACGACTGACCCACCGGGCTTGTTCGATACTAAGATGAACGCGCCCGGTACAGTGTTCGCCTTCACTGCACAGCAGTCTGGGGTAAATTTTTCCCGGCTTTATAGGTGGTCGGCAGTTTCTGGGTTTGGTGCTGCGTACACTCTTCCTACAAGTGCATCGGCGTACAGAGGAATTGCGTTTAGCCCAGACAACTCAGTGTTGCTCACCTCGGTAAACGGCGCGCCAAACATCAGAGCTTTCCAGTGGTCTGACGCCACAGGTGTAGGGACGCAGTACGCCGACCCCGTGACCGCACTTGGGACCGTCCCAAACAGAATAGCGTTTTCTCCCAATGGATCAGCTATCGCCGCCGCCACGCAAGGTGGGGTGTTTATAGCTGCGTATGCGTGGTCCGGCGCAGGTTTTGGCGTGAAGTACGCAAACCCAGCGACGTTGCCCTTATCCATAGGCAACGGGATCGCTTTCAACGGTAGCGGCACTGCCGTTGCCGGGTGCTTCGCTAGCGCCACGCAACCTCTTTCGGTGTATGCGTGGTCTGGCGCAGGCTTCGGTACAAAGTTTGCTGACCCGGCCACAATCCCTACAAGTGGCGCGTCGCAAGTCACATTCTTGAGTAGCACAACATAAGGACCGACCCGTGAACGAAGCGCTTGCCCGCAAAGACATCCTGTCCTCCGCCCTTTCCGCGCGTGAGCAGGAAATCATGCACTACCAGATCAACATCGACAACTACACGCTGGCTCTCGAAGAACTCAGCGCCCTGCCTTCCGACGAGGCAGCGGAACTCTCTGGCTTCCTCGCCCAACTTACCGGCTTGCTCGCTTCTGAACTTTTGGAGCAGAAGAAAGCGAAAATCATGCTAAAGGTTATTCAGCGCCAGCTTGAGTAACGCACCGAAACCGCGAGCAGAAAGGTCTTACAATGTTCGCCAAGATCACAAACGGTGTCGCAGAACGGTTCCCATATTCAGTGGGCGATCTGCGCCGTGACCATCCTAACACCAGCTTCCCGAAGAACATCCCAACAGCGACGATGACTGAGTACGGCATGGTGCCAGTCACGCAGATCGCGGCACCAGAGCACAACCCGTTGACGCACGGCGTCACCTACGGGGCGCTGCCGGTGAACTACAATGGCGCTTGGGTTCTGGTGCCTACAGTCGTGGAGCTACTGCCGGAAGTTATTGCGGCACGCCACGACATCGAAGCTGATCGTGCCCGCACCCAGCGGAACGATCTTCTGGCTGCGACTGATTGGACTGCGCTTTCTGATACTACAATGTCTTTTGAAATGACAATTTACCGTCAAGCCCTGCGCGACATCACCTTGCAACCCGGCTTCCCGCACGACGTGTCGTGGCCCACGAAGCCGGAGTAGCGGATGATGGCAGAAGAACAGCGGTTTGACCGGGTGGAGAGGCACTTGGACAAGCTAGGTGACAAGATTGACGAATTGACCAAGGTCATCACTACGATGGCCCGCATTGAGGAGCGTATGACAACGCTCTTTAAGAAAATGGACGCCTACGAGGTTCGGCACGAAGACTTGGACACGAGGCTCGGAGACATTGAAAAAAGTACGACTAAACGAGGCGTTGTCGATCAAGTCATGGAAAAAGGTTTCTGGGTAGTCATAGGCGGCGGAGTTGCCTACGCCTTCAAAGCCTTCGGAGGATGACATGAGAACTTGGACGCAGCGCAGCCTAGACAACATGAAAGGTCTGCACCCAGACTTGGTCCTCGTGCTGAACCGTGCGCTGCAAACCAGCCCGCACATGTTTGTCGTGACGGAAGGACTGCGAACGCTGGAGCGCCAGAAAGAACTCGTGCGGATCGGTGCCAGCAAAACGCTGAAGAGCAGGCACTTGAAGCAGGCCGACGGCTACGGCCACGCCTTTGACTTCTACGCCTTGGTAGACATCAACAAGGACGGCAAGATTGCGTTTGAGGAAATGGCGAATGTGCGGCTGATGCTCGGCATCGCCGACGCTATCAAGGCCGCTGCGAAGGAAAAGAATGTCGCCCTTACCTACGGCGGTGACTGGCGGAGCTTCAAGGATTATCCCCATTTTGAACTGGACCGGAAAATCTATCCGGGCAACTGAGAGGACACTACATGACACAGGAACAAGTTGGCGGCATCGTCCGCGCTGTCGTGGCTGCGGCAGGCGGCTACTTTGTCGGTCAGGGCTTGGTTGACGCGCAGACCATGATGACCATCGGCGGCGCAGTTACGACACTTGCAGTTGCTGGTTGGTCCGTCTGGAACAAGCGCTCCGCAAAATAATGACGCCGTTGGCTAAACTGCGCGGCTGATGTATTCTGCGCCCAACAGGGAGCCACACCATGCCGCTCATTCCTATCGACTTGAAACCGGGTGTCTACAAGAACGGGACGGCCTACAGCGGCAAGATGCGCTGGGCTGACTCGAATCTTGTGCGCTGGAAAGACGGCGCTATCCGCGTCATCGGTGGCTGGGAGCGGCGAGAAACTAGCGCGAGCACGGACATTCCGGCCCTGTTTTCCGACGCTTCTCTTGAGGCACCGCGCAACATCATCACTTGGACGTCCAACTCTGGCGGGCGCTACATCGTCGTCGGCACAAACAAGAAACTGTACGCCGTCAGTTCTACTGGGGCGATCACCAACATCACCCCCGCTGGCTTCACTGGCGGGGCGCGTAGCTCTGGTCTGTCTGTGGGTTACGGCACCTCGACCTACGGAACCGCCTCTTACGGTACTCCGCGCACCGCCAGCGGGGCGCTGCCGATCCCAGCCGCATCTTGGGCGTTCGCTCTTTGGGGCGAGAACCTGCTGGCGCAGTTCAGGGGCGACGGCAAGGTTTACCAATGGGTTCCTGAAGCAGCCGCCGCCGTCGCTATCTCGACGACGCCAGAAGACATGCAGGACATCATCGTCACAGACGAGCGCATCGTCATGGGCATCGGCGGCACGACCACGCCGCGCCTAATCCAGTGGTCGGCTGCCGAAGACAACACCAACTGGACCCCGGCAGTCACGAACCAAGCTGGCTCGCTGACTTTGGCTGGTATTGGCCCGCTGCTGGCGCTGACGCAGATCGGAAACGAGCTTCTCGTTATCGGCAAGAACGAAGTCTACGCAGGCCGCTACCTCGGACCACCTTACGTCTACGGCTTCGACCGTGTTGGCGATAACAACGGTTTGCTGTCAGCGAACTCGCTCGTGACTACGGCGCGCTTTGCCATGTGGGCCTCTGCCAGAAACTTCTGGCTCTACGACGGCTCGCTTAAGAAGCTGGAATCCAGCCTAATCGACTTTTTCTACGACGACATCAGCGAGACTGAGGGCAGCAAAACCTACGGCATGACGCTACGCGACTTCAACGAAGTCTGGTGGCTGTACCAGTCCAAGAACAGCCTGACTGACGAGCCTGACTCGTATGTCTGCTATGACTACGCCCTCAACCACTGGACCAAGGGCAAGATCGACCGTAGCACCGGCATCGACATGCTCGGCTCCTACACGCCCATGATGGTGTCGTCGAACGGCCAAATCTTCAACCACGAGCTTGCCCACGTCTCTATTCAGACTGGCCCAACCCCGTACTGCGAGACTGGTCCGATTGAGTTGGGACAGGGCGACAACCAAGCCTACATCGACTACCTCTATCCTGACGAGGCTGTCCCAAACGACGTCACACTCACCATCAAGACCCAAGACATGCCGAACCTCAGCCAGAATACTTTCGGTCCCTATGTCATCGCCAGCCCGACCCCAGTCAGGGCGCGTGGTCGCCAATTTGCGCTTCGCTTTGAAGGCAGGGCAGCAGGCTGGAAGATCGGCCTGATGCGCGCGAACATCAAACTCGGTGGCCTTCGTTGAGGCGCGGTTTCATTGTCCCCGTCCCGAACAAGGACAACATGCTGCGCTGGGCGCAGGATGTGCACAATTACCTGCGGGGCGGCGACAACGCAGTAGTAGAACCACAAACCGTTCTGATGCAGCACCAGATTGGCGGCGAAAAAGCCTCTGTAGACGGCCTGCTGATGTGGGATACAAACGGCTACCCTGTCGTCTCCAAGTCAGGATCGTGGCGTCCTATTGTCATTTCTGATGGTCACGCCCTCTTTGGGCAGGACGTTGACATCACGGCTGCGGCTGCCAACACAGCCTACGCGATCCAGTACGACGCTCCTGCCTTTGCCAACGACATCTCTTTGGACCCGACGTTCCCGACCAGAATCGTGTTCTCGGAAGGCGGCCTCTACAACATTAGCTTCACTGCCCAGATCAGTTCGACTAGCTCCGCACAGGTCAACTTTCGCTTTTGGCCCCGCGTCAACGGCGTCGATGCTGCTGGCAGCACGATGGTAGCTACGCTGCACAACAACGGGGCTACTACGGTGGTGTCTAGGTCTACGCTATGGCAGTTTACTGCCGGAAATTATTTACAAGTCATATGGGCCGTTGACGACACGCGCGGGCGATTGAAAGCGCACGCGGCGACAGCGTACGCACCTGTGTCCCCTTCGACGACGCTCTCCATCAGCAGAGTGCAGCCATGACGCTGACTTCTGCAGTCAGGGCGACCTTGGATAAGCTCGACCAGTTTCGCCCAGAACTAGAGGCGGCGATGGAGCACAACGGCGGTACACACACCTTTGACGACCTGACTGCGATGGTTTTGCAGGGGCGTTTGCGGCTCTGGACGACCGAGAATAGTATCGCTTTGACTGAAGTCATTGAGTATCCGCGTCAAAAGCACTATCATGTCTTTGCCGCAGGGGGCGCTCTCGACGAAATCGTAGCCACGATTCCACAAGTCGCGCAGGCAGCCCGTGACGCTGGTTGTTGCAAACTGACCATATCTGGCCGTCCGGGCTGGGTCAGAGCGCTCGCCCAAGATGGCTGGACTAAACAGTTCACCACATGCGTCAGGAGTCTGGAACTATGAGCCTCGGTGGCAAGAACACAACAACTACGTCCATTGATCCTGCTCTCAAAGAGGCAGCGATGGCGAACTTGGCTTCCGCACAGCGCATCGGCCAACTCGGCTCTGTGCCCTACACAGAAGCCACTGTCGCTGGGATGCAGCCGGGGCAGATTTCCGCGATGGGTTCGACCAACCTCGGTGCTGAGGCCTTCGGCCTTCCGCAAACCGCTATTCCTACTGGCGGCGACCTTAGCCCGTACCAAATTTACCAGACTGCCCTCTCCAACATGGCTCCGGGGCAGCGTGCCTTCATCGAATCCATGTTCATCAACCCCCTGACTGGGGCAGCCCCGACCATGCAGTTTGGGATGCAGCCTGCTGGCGGCGGCGCAGGCGGCGGTGGCGGGGGCGGATCGTATGACGAGGCAGTTGACCGCAGACGCGGCAACACGGCAGCGGACCGCATCGCGGCAGGGCAAGGCGGCACTGGCTCGCGGATGGGTGCCAGCGGCATCACGTCCCGGCTTCCGGGCGGCGTGAACACCCGCAACCCAAACAGCGCAATCAACCGGGCAGCAGCTTCGATGTCCCCGGCGCAGAAAGCGCCTACGCAGCGCGACCGTCCGCAAGCGCGGAAGAAATAAGGAGCCTCAGCATGGCACAAGGTGGACAGACTGGCGGCAACGCCTACGCACAAGCCGCGAACGCCATGATGGGCGCTGGTGGGGCTACGCAGAATGCGATCAGCCAGTTCGGCAACGTCCCGACTGTCGCATCCGGCATGTCGCTGTACCAAAATCCTTACGAGCAGCAAGTCATCGACAGGTCGATGGCTGACATCGGACGGACCACGGCGATGCAGCAGGAAGCCAATAAGGCTTCGGCAGCGGGCATGGGCGCGTTCGGCGGCTCTCGCCAAGGTCTGGTCGAGGCAGAAACGAACGCAGCAGCCCAGCGCACGATGGGCGATTTGTCTGCCAACCTACGGTCGCAGGGCTTCAACACCGCCGCCAATCTGGCGCAGGGCGACATTGCAAACCGCTTTACTGGCGCGTCCGGTCTGCTTTCTGGTGCCAGCAGCCTCGGCAACCTCGGTGCCGGTGGCTTCAACATGGCGAACACGCTCCAGCAGCAGCAGTGGCAGCAAGGCCTCCTGCAGCAGCAGATGAAGCAGCAGCAGTTGAACGACGCGATGCAGCAGTTCTACGGTTTCGCAGGGTCGCCGCAAAACTACCAGAACATGATGAGCAGCGCCCTGTCCGGTTCTCCGCTGTCGGGGCAGTCGCAGACCAGCAGTCAGTACAAGCCCGGAATACTGGACTATGCTGGTATGGGCCTCCAGCTTGCGGCTCTTTAAGAGGAAGACCTAAATGGCAATCGCTCCTTCGTACATGCGCCGCAAGCCTCTGTCGTCCATGCTGGATTTCGCTGAAGAGCGCGCCCGCGAAGCCGCGAGCCTCGGTGACGTCATTACCAAACTCGCCCAGCCGACGCTGACTTCGATGGGAGCAGCGCCGGAGCCTGCCGTGCAGCGTGGCCCTGCGCCCGCGCCGCAAAAGCTCGGTACCATGACTGGCCCTGCAACGGTTACGCGGGCTGGCGGCACGATAGACCCAGCGACCATCACCGACCCCCTGTTTCGCAGCATGGTGAAACAGGAAAGCGGCTTTCGCACTGACGCGGTGTCGCCCAAGGGCGCGACAGGAGTGGCCCAAATCATGCCGTCCACTGCAGTCGATCCGGGCTTCGGTGTGCCTAGCATCTTTGACTTGGCTGACGCGAGCGGCATTGACTACTCCTCCCGCACGCAGGACGAGGCAAAGCGGCTGCTTCTGCAGGAGCCTGACTTGAACCTCCAGTTTGGGCAGCTTTACAAGAACGCGATGTCTGACCGCTACGGCGGCGATCCTGCGCTGACTGCTGCTGCCTACAACGCTGGTGCTGGTGCCGTAGATCAGTATGGCGGCGTGCCGCCATTTGCTGAGACGCAGGGCTACGTCGCTGCAGTGGTTCCGGGTGCCAACGGGCTGACTGTCTCGACAAAGGGCGGCGGCTTCGGCGGAGCACCGCAGAACGTCGAAGACATCCTTGGGTCGCTCTATCCGCAGACGTCCCCAGAAGACGAGCAGCGGCTGCGCCGCAAAGACTTCTTGGCTGCCGCTGGTCAGGGCCTCTCAGCGCTCTCGCAGGGCGGTACTGTTGATTTCACGAACATCCGGCAGGCAGCAGAAGCTCGCCGTCAGCAGGGCGTTATGGACATGCGAGAGCGGGAGCGTGCCCGCGCTGCCGCATCCCTCGTCTACAGCCAGACTGGCGACTCGGACATGGCTGGGGCCATTGCGTCCGGCGCAATCAGCTACGGCGATGTAGTCAGCGAGCGGGAGCGCCAGCGGATTGAACGCGACGCGGACACAGCCAGAGTCAAGCAAGAGCAGTCCAACGGTCGCCTCGCCGGGCTAGTCGAGACAATGTGGGCGGACATGGGGCTACCTGACTCCGCTAAAGCCAAGGTACTGGAAGGTATCGCTGCTGGCGATAATCCTGAGACGATTTTCACTCTGAATGAGCAGGCCAAAATTGCTGACGCCGCTAGAAAAGCAGACGAAGCAGCGGCGGAAGCCGCAGCAACTCGCGAAAACGCTCTTGCCAGTTTCGCAGCGTCCGGCAACCCAGTAGAGGCTTACGCGGCCCGGATCATGTCGCTGCAGCCAGACATGGCCGTAGACGCGGCGCTCAAGCTGGCGACTGACCAGCTTGGGAAGCCGGAAGACAAGTCCTACCAGTTCGAAGCCGAGATTGAAGCGCGGATCGCTGATCTTGGGGAAGACCGCGCCACTGCTACGCGGGCAGTTCTGGATAAGGCGAATCAACAGGGCGTCACTCTGACGCTCGGGGCTGACGGCAAAATCACGGGCGTGTCCGTAGGCGGTACTGCTCCCGCTGCGGGTGCTGCGGCTCCGGGCACCATTACCGACATCGCCAAGGCGTCACCCGGTACTGTCCAAGGCGTCGATCCTAATACTGGCCTCGTCACGGAAACGCCAATCGTCGGCGCTGTAGCTCCAGAGCAGGCGGCGACAGACTTGGCCGCAAGTCAGCAGGATATGGCAATCGCAGCAGCGGAAGCCGCAGCGGCAGCAGAAGCGGCTCCTGTAGACCTTGAGACTAAACGGGTAGAGCTTGCGACACAACAGCAGGCGCTGACTGAGGCTATTACGACGGCACCAGACGCAGCAGCGAAACTGAACGCCGAAGCGCGGCTCGCTGACGTGAACGCCCAGATCGCACAAGCGGACTTTGACGCTCTCGCTGCAAACCAAAGCCTCGACATTGAGACCAAGGAAACTGCCTTGGAGGCAGCACGAGCGAACATCGAAAAAACGAAGCTGGATGTCGCCGCAAAGCTCCGCGAAGTCGAAGACGCGGAAACTGGAGAGAAGGCTGCCGAGGCAAAAAAAGCTATCCGAGACTCTGCAACCACCGACAGCGCCACTCTCAAAGTCAGCAGACTGCTCAAAATGGCGAGCGACTGGCAACCGGGTATTCCGGGCGGCGTCGGCAGGATGGTTTCTGGGTATTTCCCCGGCAGCGAAATCTACGACGCCAACACGCTTGTCGATTCTCTGAACGCAAACGCGATGATCCGCACAATCAGAGTGATGAAAGAGGCGTCGCCCACTGGGGCTACAGGGTTTGGTGCGACCACCAAAGTAGAAACCGACGCGATGCAGAACGAGTTGGGCAAACTGGACCCATACGCAAGCCCAGAGCTTTTTGTGGAGAGCCTGCAAGGGTTTAACAACTACATGCTAGACAGCGCTTACGGTACGCAAGCGCAAATTCGTGCTAATGACGCCCTGACTGATGCAGAAAAAGAGTTTTACGGCCAGCGCTTTGACATCAAGACCGGCGAGGTTGTGGGACTTGGGCTTGTGCCGCTAGACGATGGCGTCATCACGCTCTGGGACAAAGACGACCCGAACGCGGCGCTGGAAATCACGCCAAGTGACCTGAGTCCAGAAGAACGCGAAGTCTTCGACATGATTGAAGCTCCCAGCATGGAAGGGGATAAGCGGTAATGGCTGATCCTACCTACGAGGACATCCTCGCCAAAGCCAAGATTGCTGCACAGCAAGGCGACAAAGCGTCGGCGAAACAGCTTCTGGACGCCGCAGTCAGACTGCGCCAGAGCGGGAAAGCCGCGACTGCCCTGCCTACGATCACGGAAGCGCAGATCAACGAGGCTGGGGCCAACATCAACGCACGGCAGCAGCCGTTCATCGATGCCCTGACTATGCTTCAGCGAGGCCTTAGCTTGGGCCAAGCTCCGAACATCCAAGGAGCAGTCAGCGCAGCTACTGGCGGCGGCTTTGAAGAAGGTCGGCAGCAAATGCTCCAGCAGGAGCAGCAGGCGTCAGAAAACCTGACTGTCGGCGGGATGCCTATGGGGATGCTGCCAGAGGCAGCCGGTGGTTTTGGTGTCGCGAAGACGGCGTATAAAGCGCTGGAGACAGCGTACCCCACTCTGCAAGGCTGGCTGGGGACGCTGCTGACTGGCGGTGCTGAGGGAAACATCTACGCTCAAGGGCAAGGACTAGATCCAGTAGAAGGCACACTGTCTGGTGTTGGCGGCGCTGCGCTTGGTCGCGGTGTCGCTACCGGACTGTCCAAACTCACAGACAAGCTGCCTAGCCTGAACGTGCAGGAGAACGCCGCCAAGCAACTGCAAGAGCAGGCTGCGCGCACAGGCGTCGATCCGCAAGATTTCATCCCTACCCTACAGAACGAAATTACGCGTCTGGGGCCGAGCGGAGCGCTTGTTGATACCGCACAACTGCGCCCTGCTGTTAAGGGAGCGCTGTCGCCCCAGTCTTCCACACAAGCGATGGCAGACGCATACATGACGTCCACGTCGCCGACCCGCAACGTCTCTGACTTGGCGTTGGACGAATTTGGAAAACTGTTCCCGGCACCGCGTACCATCAACGCGCGCGGCGAAGCGAAGCAGTTGACGTTGGATCAGGCCAAGGACATCTACAATACTGGCCTCGACAACACGCCGATCCGATTCAAGCCTGACCCGTTCACCAATCTGGTGAACCGCACATTCGGCCCTAAGCCTATCGGAACGCGGAAAACTGCACGCGACGACATCTTGTCGTTCATCGACCAAAAAGCCCCGCTTGCTGCAGACGGCAAGACGCGACCGCCGATGACTGCGCGCGATCTGCTCGAAATCAAGGACGCTATCGACTACAAGATCAAAGACAAGACGACGACCGCAGTAGACAGCAAGACGCGGCGCGATCTGATCGAAATCTCCGCCAATATCAACAAATCGCTCAAGACGAACGTGCCGGAAATCAAGGACGCTGCGGAGATTTACTCCGGTCAGTACGCCCAAGATGTTGGTTTTGAGCTTGGCCTCGACCTTGGTAAGCGAGGACTCAAAAACCAGACTTTGTCTGACGTCCGAGAAATGTTCGACAAGCTCACGCCTGCACAAAAAGCGGCGGCTGCAGAAGGCTATCGGCAAGGTATGTACGAGCGAGTTGATAAAGTCGGGGCCGAAAAACAGTTTGCGAAAGTAGGTCCGACAAAATCCAACGCTGACTTGGAAATCATTGACGAGATTTTCGGCCCAGCGACCGGGCAGAAGTTTTTTGACGCCAGCCGCCGCATTGAGGAAATAGAAGTCAGCAATAAAGAGTTGATGGATAAATGGAAGTCAGTCAGCGAAAATATGGCAGGGCCAAAGAGCGAGGCGTCTCTTTGGGCGATCAGGCAGCTTGCTGACTTGTCTACGCTGGCCTCGCAGACGATCAATAACAAAATGCTGGGCGGTGCCTTCCAAGGCGCGTTTGGGCGCGAAGCTCGGGCACTGGGTTCGCAAGCGAAGGCGTTGCAGGGCGACCAGATTATGAACTGGATGACGCGCACAGGCACGACGCCGCAGACCTCAGACGAAGCTCTACAGGAAATCCAGCGCTACTTGCTGCGAGGACAGGCCGCGCCTCTGCCGCAGAACTTGGCGGCACAGGCGGGCCGGGTAGGCGCGGCATTCGAGCGGTCTGGTCGCTAGTCCATCAGCTTCTTGACTCGAAAGAAGTGGATCAGTGGGCGGTTGTCACGGTTGAGCCGCGTTTCCGTGACGACGTTGTAGCCGCCCACGATGTTCCTGCCAGTTGTCGGAAAGAGCAACAGCAGGAACGCGGACAAGTCAGCAGTGTTTGGCCTCTGCGTCGTGGCGCGGTCGTAGAGGCCAGTCCCTGCCAGCTTCTCTTTGAAGAGATTGTGGATTCTCTTCATCGGCCAGACGCCGGGGCCGTACTCTGCCAGCGCCTCGAACATGGGCGCAAACTGCATTTCCTGCTGCAGCACCGACGTAGTCGCGCTCTGTACCTCGTCCACCGTGATGACGGCAGGCAGCAGCACAGGGGCGGTTATGGGATAGCCCTGCGTGCTGGTGCCAAGGCTCTCAGTCACGATGGTAAAGCGGAACGTCTGGTCGTCTTCGATGGACCGCGCCATCAAGACCCGCATTTCCAGATTGCCGGTGTCCTCGTTCTTCGTGACTGTCAGCAGCGTGTCCGGTTCAGCTTGGATGTTGCTGGAGCCGCGCGGGCTGCCGCTGTTTTTGGTGTTGTGGTGAATGATGACGACCGCTGCCTTGATCCCGGCGTCCTTGATCTTGGCGATAATGTCGAACACCGCTGACGTGTCTTCGACGCTGTTCTGGTCGCCACCCGGCATGGCCTTAGTCAGCGTGTCGATGACGACGACGCCAAGCTCTTTTTCGCCCTTGTTCTGCCACCAAGTGTCCGCTGCCTTGATCTTCTCGACCAAATTGACACGCGCTGTCTCGTCCAGCAGGTTCATGCCGTCCTCAGACGTGAAGAACGGGAACGTCTGCTCGTCCACATAGAGCGTGTTCGACGGGTCGTGGTACTTCTTCCACGCCATGAGGCGCTTTCGTATAGCGCTCTGGCTTTCGAGAGCGAAGTAGAGGACCGGACGGCGCTCTGACACAGTCAGCTTCTCGTCGAAGTCCAGCCCAGCGGCGATGTGCATCGCCAGCGTCTGGCTGATAAGCGTCTTGCCTGCCTTCGGGTCTGCGGAAATCAGGGTGACTTCGCTGGCGTGGTAGATCGGGTGCATAATGAACTCCTCAGTCAGAATATCTAGCTGCTCGTGGCCGAAGTAGCCGCGCGACCCAGCGAAGGGAAAGTCAGTGCCGTAAGACGCGGCGGTCTTGATCGGCACCAACGCCATTTCTTCGCGGATCGGCGGGAACTCTGCGGCAGCCATTTCCTTTAGCCACGTCGGGGCGGCGTCGCGCAGCCCGTCTGTCTTGGCGGCGGTGTTAAACTTCGAGTGGCCGCTGCCGACGATGCGGGAAAGCTCTCCGCTCCTGTCTGCCATGATCGGCTGCCAGCGGTCGTGGCGGGGGTGCTGTGGGCTGGCTGCTACAGAAGCGTTCATCAGCCCCAGCAAGGTCGCCTGCACGACCTCTACAGGCTCCCCGGCTGACGACAGCTTGGCAGCCAGTTGGGTCAGGCTGTCGTGGAAATCGTCGCCGCGCAGGATGTTGGCCTTCAGCGCGTCCAGAGGCGTCGCTGACTGCGCTACCTTGGACGCCTTCAAGTCAGCGACGAGCCTGCTGGGCGCGTCCGCGATGCCACGCGATTCGACCGTGTAGCCGGGGCTGGGCGGCAGCACGATGTAGCCGCCCTCGCCTTTTACTTCCACGCCCTTCGACGGTTTGCAGTTCGGAAACTCAGTCGCACGGAACAAATAGTGCCGCCCGCCGTTCCTAGTGGCGTGGACGCGCGTGGCGGGCAGCATCCCTGCCGTCTCCAGACCGCGTATATAGGCCTTTGCAGCCTCACCAGCCTCTCCGGGCTTGTAGGTGTCCGCATCGACGGCAAACAGCCCAGAGGCCGCTCCCATGCGGCCTCCGATGCCATGCAGCCGATTACCGGCCTGCTCGAACATGGTCGTGATGGTATCTGGGTCGAGACTGGCGGCGTAGAAGCCGTTTTCCGTCAGCGGGCGCTTGTCGTCGCCAGTCGGGAACACAGGGACGCCCGCTTCTGCCCACTCAAGGGCAGCGTCGATCAAAGCAGCCGTGCTCTGCATGATTAGGCCTGCGATCCGATAGTGTCCCAGTACCGTGCCAGCAGCAGGGATTCTGCGCGGTTGTGGTCTTTTTTGCGGGCGAACAAGTCAGCACGATCCGGCCACAACTCCAGCGCGCGAAGCCGCGACGGCTCCTTCGGATTCTGCAGGGTGACTTGGATTTTCATCGCGGGCTTCCAGACGCTGGGCGATACCAGCTTGCACGGCAGCCGCAGCCCAGAGCAGATGCCTTCGGCCAAGAACATGGACCCGACGAAGGGGACGCCTGCGCTTAGGCTCTCGTTCGGCCTGATGGTGACGCGCTCTATGATGACGATAGGGTCGTAGCCCATGATCGCCGCTTCGGTCTTCAGCGCCCGCAGGATCGCCGTAATCAGGGCGGCTTGGTTTACCCACGACGCGGTTTTGCGCCCGGTCTTCACCATCTGGACTGCGACTTGCTCGTCGCCGTAGACGTTGTAGGGGCTGCCTTCGACAAGCGCGCCGATGGTCAGCGGTGATCCGGGGTCGATGCCTATTGTAAACATGGTCTGGCTCCTTAGCAGAAGAGTTAATCTGTCACGTTGCGTAGTGTCTGTGAAGCCGCACAATATGGTGTGGTCAGCACCATGCAGCTACTAGATGTAGTTTACGGCTTGGCTGCCCACGACATGCCGACCGCGCTTTCAGACAGGTTGGCAGTCTCGCTGCCGGGGAAAATGTCTGTCCACGCCAGCCGCATTTCCTCCACCATGATTTCGCGCAGCGCCTCGCCGTACCCAGCCTCTGCCAGCATCAGCAGTTCGTCGTGGATCGACGCCATCATCCGAGCCTTGAAAGGCAAGTCCCAGACTTTCTGACTCATGCGCGTGACCGCACGATACATGACGTCGGCTGCCGCGCCTTGGATCGGATAGTTCGACGCGACAGGCAGCGACCGCTCATTGCGATGCACGAACACTGTCCTGCCGGATTTGATCGGAAGGAAGCCGCCGATGTTCATCTGATCGAACATTTGGTAGCGCAGCGCGTAGGCGTATGGATACCGCTCTGCCCACTTCTCGACGTAGGACGCCGCCTCGCCGTCAGAGCAGCGCAGCACAAGCGCCAGCGCTGCGTTCCCGGCCCCGTAGGTAAGCTGGAACGAGAAGGCCTTAGCCTTTGAGCGCATTTCCTTGGCGCGCGGGTCTTTGGCTTTCAGCCGCGCTTTGAAGTCAGCGGGATCGACGCGAAACAGCGTGATAGCGGACTCGGCGTGAACGTCGCCAAAGATGACGTCCTGTTTTAGCTGCCGGTCATTGCTGACTTCCGCCAGAACGCGAAGCTCAATGCCACTATAGTCTGCCAGTACCATGTCCGTGCCTGACGCAGCGATGAAGGACCGCCGCACCATAGGATTGCGGGGAATGTTCTGTAAATTCGGACCAGAGGACGAGTAGCGCCCAGTCACCGCCTGCGCGATGTTAAACCTGCCGTACACCCGGCCAGCCACATGCTGCTTGTTCAGCAGGACGTCGCCGTAGGTGCTCAGGTACTTGTCCGCACGGCTATAGACCATCATGGCAGCCAGCCAACGCGAGAACGGATAGGGCGACCGGAACGAGGCCTGCCGCAGTTGCTTGCGGTCTGTCTGCAGTTGCTCTGTCTTGTCAGTTTTCGGCCACGCCCGCAGGCTCGTTTCGTCCAGCACTGTCTTGATGAAGTCAGACAGTTGTTTCTTCGACCGCAGATTGGCGATGACAGAGGGCGGCGTGTAGCGCAGCAAAGTCTTCTCAGCGACAGCGCGGCGCAGCGTCCACATGCGGATCAGCCCGCTGTGGTGCTCCTCGTCGATCAGCATTCCCGTGTCTTCCATTTCCGCAGTGCCGCGCCAAGCGTCATTGAGGACGCGGAACCCGGCAAACTGCTGCGAAGTCAGCGCGTCCGCCCAGAGGCGATACAGCGCGTAAGTGTCGTCCGCGTCCTCGTAGCCGTAGTCGTACTGTTCCTGCGTCAGCGCAGCCTGTGACCAGTCCGACAGTTGCAGATGCTTGTTGTCGCGTTTCTTCCCAAGGTCACGCTGCACCATGTCAGCCAAGGACAGCGGGCGACCGCCCAGCTTCGCCTTCGACATGACACCAACGTCGAACAGCACGACGTCCGGCCCTTCGGTCGCGTGGTCGAACCACCGCCCCTCGAAGCCAGCGTTGAACACGGCCCACGGGCACGCCTGCGCCAGCGGCAGGGCGTAGTCGGCGAACGGGGCGCAGAGGATATGGTCGATGACGAAGCGCCCAGCAGGGCCGCATATGCACGTCAGGCGCACGTCCGCAGAGTCGGGGCGCAGCCCAGTCGTCTCGAAGTCAAGCGCGTGTACTTTACCAGAAGCTGCGATGCTTTTGACTATTTCAACAGCGCGAGAGTGCGTAGTAACGAGTTCATAGTCTTGACTGTCAGCGGCGGTCATTCTAATCTTCCTTCAGGTCTTAGCAGAACCTCGCTTCTTCACAGAAGCGCAAAGCCCCCGGTTGGTCGCCGGGGGCTTTGTTCTTTAGAGCACGCCGCGACGGCGACGGGTAGGCAACGCAGCCTGAGCAGCGCCGCCCTCTGACTCGCGGATCAGTTCGTCAATGTCCGCGTCAGGATCGGCAGCCAGAGTCCCGACAGCGTCCTGCGACAGCCAGCCGTAGACAGTGATGACTGGCTTGTAGTTCTTCTGCCCTTGGGCCTCGAACTTCTCCTTGCCGAGATTGACCAGCGGCCAGCAGGCACGGCCAGAGCGAAGCCGCTCCGCCACTTGCGCCTGCAAGTCAGCAAAGACAGCGACGCCGGACTTGGAATTGATTTTCCAGTAGCCCTGACGGTCGTCTGCCTCGACGGACTTGATGACCATCGACTTCGCCGGGAACCAGCCCTCGCCTTGCGACGAGTTGAACGGCCCCAGTTCGTCAGAGGCAGGGGTCGGGATGTGCTGGCCGTTGTAGATGTTCGCCATCCGGGTGGCGGCAGTCTTTCCGCCCTTCCAGCAGACGTAGCCATCCTCGAACGAGGCGATGTTGATCAGCCAAACCTCAGTAGCGTCGAGGTCTTCCTTCTCCTTGCCGAGTTCGTAAACACCGCGCTTGCCGGTGAAGTTCAGATAGACGGAACCGTCCGGCGCGCCGCCGATCTGGCCTTGCGCGGCAGAGTTTGCCATCGCGTCGGCCATCGCTTGCGCGTTGGTCAGAGTTACGGAAGTTCCGAACGGGGATGTAGCGACTTCGTTTGCCATGATGTGGCTCCTTTAAGGTGTTTCAGCCTGATGTTTTCGCGGTGACTTCGAGTCGGACAGAAGGCTTTCCGACCTTGTAGTAACCGTCCGCCTTCACGCCCGTTGCCTTCTCGTAGGCAGGGACGTCCAGTGTGCGTCTGCCAGCCACTTCCGTGACCTTGACGCTGTATGCCGCTGTCTCGAACATGTAGCTGTCCGATCCAATGGCGTACTCCTTGATGGTCGCGGACAACTCGTCTGCCCGCGCTTCCAAAACTTTGATTGAGTCCTTGATAGCGCCCAGTTCGCGCACTGACTCAGTGATGCCGCGAGGGGCGAAGTCAGGCAGCGCTTCCGGGCGCTCGCTCTTCCGCTTCTCTCCCTTGGCAACTTGGATCGCGCTGCATTCTTCCTTGTAGGCACAGAAGGTACAGCCGTTGTTCGTCAGCCCCTCTGCGGGAAGCTCTGCCGCTGTCTCAGCGTCAAACAGGATTTCCGACCGGATAGCCGCACGCGACGCGACTTCGCCGCCGTCGTAGGCGACGTCGAATTGCTTCATCCGCTGGAAGTCAGAGGCATCGATGTAGAGAACAACCGCCTGCTGCACGTCGATGCCGTTCTGCTGCAGCAGCCACATGTTCTGCTGGATTTGGGCAAAGTGCTGCGGCTTCGGCGCGCTCAATCCTTCGAGATTGGTGCGCGGGTCCACTGACTTAAACTCCAGCAGGACCGGCGTGTTGCCGTCCATCATCCAGACGCCATCTGGCGTGCCGGACAGGCCAGACATGCTATCCAAGAACGACCGCTGGTTGTCGCCATCCAGCAGGATGGTTTCGCCAGTCACGGCAAGCTGCGCCACGACCCACGCCTCGACGGCGTGCCCGCGCTGCGCCATGCCCCAGCGGTCGAAAGCCTTCGGCATGGTTTTGGAGAACTTCAACTCGCGCAGGCAGCGCAGGTTTTCAGAGGCAGTTAGGACAGCATTCCTGTCCAATGTCGAACCCTCGTCGCCGTAGAGCGGCCACTGCGAGGACGCAGACAGGACGGCTTCGCTGATTTTTTTGATGAGGTCTGTGGTCATTGTCAAAACTCCGGTTGACCGTTTGCGTCAAACACAGGTGCCTTGAACGACCAGTCGGCTGCCGGTGCCTTGACCAAAGAAGAAGCGCGCCGAACACCGATGATGTTCAGGTCGCGCTCAAGGTCGGCAGGAAGAGGCAGTGAGCAGGGGGTCATGGTCATAGCAGGGGTCACTTGTGTGAGTGTCTGAGTGTTTTGTGCGTTCGTGTAGAGTGCAATGTAACTAGGCAGGTTGTCAAGTGGGACTGTTCAGTATTTCCCGACATTCACCTGCAATGGCAGAGTAGGCAGCGGCGTCGATGTAGTTGTCAGCCTTGGCAGAGGCGACAGTCCTAGAGATTTTCGCCAGCACCATAATCCACGCCATGTCCTCGGAATCAAGCGCTGTGTTCAGGCCGTACTTCCCGTCTAGGTACGCGGACACCATGTCAGCCATATGCGTAAGGTTCTGATGCGGCGGGCCGTAGGACGCATTGCGGTCGCCGCCAGTCAGGCGCGCTGCTTCGGCTAGGTAAGTCTCGCGAACGGATGTGGTCATGGGCTGACTTTCTGTGGTTGGTTAGGCAGGGGAATGATTGCTGTTGCGTCGGATGTGGCGCATTCGGTTAGCTTCAGACCATACACGAAACCGTGAGTTCCGGCTCCCCTGCCTTATGCTTTTGTACGGAGTCCTCGGCGGCTCTGCAAGCCCCCCTATTTAGTATTCGCAGGGTCGTCGTAGTAAAAGTCTATGATCATGGCGCGCAGCAAGTCAGTCAGCGTGCTGTTGTCAGGGACTTGGTCCACCAGCCACGACGCCACGGACGGCGGCAGACCCCTGACTAGCGTCCGCAACTCTCCTGTTGCTACAGGCAGCGGCATTGGTGCTGGCTTCGGTTTGCCGTCGTTCAGCATGTTCCTGTACCTCGCCCTCGACAGGTAGCCGTAGACTGTGGTGAGG